CGTCCCGCTCATAGCCGATCTCACCAGCCTGGAGGATCGGATTAGTGGCAGTCCACTCTGCGGCCGTGCCTCTCCGGAACTGAATGAGCTTCGTACTCACACACCCCTCCCCTTGGCGCGGTAAGCGTGCTTCTCAATGACCTGAGCGCGGAGATCCTTGGTCTTGGCTTCTGGGTTTTTACGCTTCGCCAACCGGACGGCTTCGCGGACGCTGGACTCGCTCATCAGCTTGCGATGCGGATCGGCGGCACCAGGGTCGTAGTTGACCGTACCCGCCACGCTCAACCGTCGCTTGTGGGCAACCTTCAGGATCTCATCGTTGCTGGACACCCAGGCTTCCGGATCCCGCCAGCCGCGCTTATCAGCTAAACCACCTACGTAATACTTGCCCGAGATGCTCACGCCGGCCTGCCGGGCTTCCGCGGCCACGTACCGAGCCTGACGCAGCGGCATTTCATCCAGCTGCTGGTTGTTCAGGCGACCCTCCATGAATGCCCTGTCTGAGCCGGATGTACCGGGGGCAACCTGGAGAGCAACCATCGCCGCCCACTTCTCGCCGTAGGGCAGGGCACGCTTGTAGCTTTCGACGGCCTCACGGCCTGCGCGTTGTACTTCAACCGGGATTTGCATTGGGCGGTCCTTCGGGTGGGGGCGGAGGAGGAGGTGGCGGCACCATGTAGCGGGTCACATCGACATTCATCGCCTTGCCCCAGTCTTCCAAGAGCGCGTTGAACAACTCTGGGCGACCGGCCTGCAGCATGCCCTGACTGATCGGGGCAAGGATCTGCATGGCAGTGGTGATGTTCTCAATGCGAGTGGCGTTGTTGGGCTTCTTCACAGAACCCGCCTCAACGCGGTACGAATACTCGCGGACGATTGTGTCGGGGTCTTCGCCCTGCACGTGCATCTGCCAAGCCTGTGCGGCCATGGGACCAAGCAGCGGCGCAACGTCCTGCGGAGCGATCAGCCACCGGGCCAAGAGCGCTTCCTTGCGGGCGACCAAAGACAATGCGTCCTCCAGAATGGAAGCATAGTCGTCCGGCCGAACCGAAATCTGCTCTGCCTTGACCGTCGCCTCTGCGGCGCTGCGGAACTGATTCCGCGTCATGCCGTAAATTAGCTCGGTCAAACCGACGCGCCGGTCAAACAGCGCCGTGACTTCTGAGATGATCTGATACATGTCCGACGTGACGCCGGGCATCTGGAACACCGAGATCACATCATTGACAGAACGACCGATGGCCTCGGAAATCTCCACCACCTTAAAGCCGCCCTCGTCCTTCTCCAGGATCTTATTTTTTAGATCCGGGTCAGCTGACTTCGCCACGCCGATCAGTACTTGGGCGCTCGTCGCAATCCGCGTAGCCAAGAAGCTCATCGCCCAATTGATGAAGCGAAGCTCCCCAATACCCGGCCGGATCATGCTGATCGGCCAGCTGTAACCCGGCTTGCCGTGCCAGGCCAGGAGCGTGAACGGCCAGCCGCCCGGCTCTGCCCAGAAAGGCACGGGCCACTGTGCAGCCATGAACATCGACGGCGGCACGCCCGTCTCGTCCACTTCCTCCTGCAGCATCTTCTCAGGCATATTGAGCGGATAGTCCACGCCTTCCGCAACAACGATGTAGCAGTTGGGTCCGAAGGCGTCGAACTTGCCACGCAAGTCCTGGTCGGCGTTCTTGAGGCGATCACCGAACCCTGTCTTGCTGTAGATTTCCCAGTAGCAGATAAGGTCGTTGCTCAGCCCGAACTTCTTCTTGTACTCAAAGCCACGCTCGTTGCTGTCCGCCCTAGACGAATAGCTTTCAATGTGACCCTTGAGATCCTCGCGAGACAAACCGAACTTCTGCGCCACCTCGTCCACGGGCTGCACGCGCTTGCGAGCGACCCAGCGAATGTCCTCAAACTCATCGGCGTCCGGATCCCAGACCAGATTGTCGATGGTGTCGTAGAAGCTGCCGGCCAGCTTGGTGGGCGATCCGGCGTGCGAATACAGTTCATGCCACCAGACACCCGCGCCCTTAATGAACGCTTCCTCCACCACCTTGCGGGAGTGACGCTTCAGATCCAGTTCGTTGGGCGTGTAGTTCAGGTAGTCTTCCAGCAGTCGGGAGACGAGCTTCCGGCGCTCCAGCATCATCTGCTGCTGCTGCAAGCCCTGCTGGTACATCTGCACGCCCGGGTCGGGCATCAGCACAGGCTGGCCATCGGGGCCAATGATGGGCTGGCCATCCGGACCCATGGCGGGCACGGGCGGCTGGGGCTGTATGCCCAGCAACTCAGGACCGATGATGGGGTAGTCCTTGGGAGTCACCGCCCGGTTGGGGTTGCGGTGGTGAATGACCGCCGTGAACAAACGAACAGCCTCCCACACCCGGTTGACCTGCATCCGGAATGCAGGGGGAGCCATGCCCTTGTTGTAGCCACGCTCACCACGGGCGTACCCATCTTTCCACATGAAATCCGGGTCGCCAGCGAAGAAGTTCATCGCCTCGTCCGCGTCCTCCTGGAAGGGGCGCTTGTGCTTGGTGGCCTGGCGAATGCAGTCCAGCCAGCGGGCGACGATTGGGCGCAACGGTTTGTCCATGGAAAGCTCCTAAAGGGTTAGTGGCCTCACTTGCCCCTTCGGGCTTCCAGGTCCGCCACCTTGCGTTCCAAGACCGCTACTTTCTCCGAGAGAATGGCGTTTTTCTGCGGCTTGTGTTCCCACATCCCATACTCTTTCCAAGCCGGAAACTCTGCCACGCCGGGGTCTGTGGCGTGGTGAACGCTGCCCTTTTCGATGCCGCCGTAGCCCGGCGCCAAGGCCCAGACCGTCAGGGTGCGGGACGAGACTCGCGTCACAACCGCCGGCACTGGCTCGGCATGCTCATGCGCCCGGTAAAACACCCAGTCTCCCAATTCCGCCGTTGGCATTACATACTCACTCATTGTCGTCTACCTCCCATGGGACCAAGAACAATGCAGTTGTCGTCGGACGACTGCTGTCGGCGGCGCTTGTCCGCCAGATACCGCACCCACCAAGGCTCCGGACCCGCTGTCCGTTGGGGTGGGTGATACTCAGGTTCGTACGCACACAGGTACTCCACCGTCTGGATGGCATGCACCTCGCCGCGGCTCTGAGGCTCGTCGGTCACGTACACCTGCCCGTTGACGGTTGTGGTCTTCTTGCGATAGCGCCGAATCTCCCGCATCAGATTCGGGCACGCCCCCTCCAGGAACTTGAGCCTGGTCGTACCATCGCCGCGGATGTGAAGCATCTGCCGGACGAGAGCCGTGCGGGCGGGAATGTCGTCGCTGCCCGGGATGAAGCCGTTCCCGCTGATCTGCGCCCGTATGCCGCGCTTCTTCAGTTCTTCGGAATACAGTTCATGGGGGAGACGGCCGGAACCCAAGTCCCGCAGCATGCCGCCGTGCATGTCGATGATGAAGTTGTAGAAGTGCTGGCCTTCCGCCTTCTGGGCAAACTGCTCGCCAAAGATGAGGCTGTTTGCTTGGCGGATGTAGAGTTCGTCATAGATCAAAAGGAACTTTTCGTCCGGGGGCACCGCTCCAAACACACACGCGAGGACCGTGTGGCCCGGATCGATTGCAACATAGCGAGTCCAGTCTTGAGGCACCCGCCCATCGGGTAGATCCTCTCGCCGCAGTACATGCACGCCAGGATTGAACGACGGGTACATGAGCGTGCTTTCCGTGGTGAACTCGCCCTCCGCTCGCATGCGAAGCTCGTCCATCCCCAGGGCAGACCACCGTTCGATGTTTTTCTGCTTTTCCTCGTTGTCAATATGGGCGTTGTCCAAGAACCGCAGCGTGAACTTCTTAATGATCGGATTTGGATGCCCGTCTTCCTCCGCCTTGTCCGCACGTTCACACAACCCCAGCAACGCATCGTTTTTGCTATGGGGCATAGCCGACCAAACAAACCGGCCTTTGCGGTCTGCAAGACGGGCCTGCATTTCACCGACCCACCGTTCGTTGTTGATGTCCTCGTCAATGTGGACGAGGTCGGCCTGAAAGCCCTGTGGCGGTTCTCCCTCGGACGAGAAGCAGTTAATCGTCCAGCCATTGGTTAGCTCTGCCTTATTGAGGTAGCCGGCGTTCTTCAGAACCCAACTCATCTCCTTGATCAGGCGCGGCGGGATGAGCGGTGGCGCCGGTTTAGCTTTGGAGGGATCGTCCACCCCGGGCTTAAAGGCCCGCCACTGATTCGTCTTCTCGTCCTTGATCATCTTGAACGCCCCTGCACGGAACAGCATCGGCACCACCACCAAACCGATGTGGGGCCAGTTCCGCCCGATGATCACCAGATTCCCGCCCTCTTTGGGATACTTCCCGTACGGGTCTTGTCCGGTGGCTGCGCGAGCATCCTCTATGAAACTTGCGGCGCTCTTGCCTGACCGATTGCCACCGATTAGCAGGCGCTCGCTCGCCATGCACTGATGGAACTCCTCCTGCTTTGCCATCGGGACATAGAGACGCAGGGCTTCGATCCGGCGTTCAGCCAGTTCGATCTGCACATCGCGCAGCTGGTTGAGAGCATGCTGCGTGATGCCTTGGACCGCCGGTTCGTCAGGCGTCGGCGGTGGGGGGATTGGCGGGTGCTTCCGCATATTCTCCGCAGTAGTCAGTCGGGTCGGTGATCGGGTTGCAATCCTCTTCCACCGTCACCTGCGGCGGGTATCGCTTGCACCTGCCCCACGTCGCCACGGTCGGCGCCCACCACCGGCATGTTTTGCACTCCATGTTGCACCTCCTTTAAGGGAATTCCCTGCACAGTAATTGTCGTTGCGGCTTCAAGGATTCGCTCCCGCAACTCATCTTCCAGTTCCTCTTCAGTCCACGCCGTGAGCGGTTTCTTAGCCCCACCCATAGCCGTGTTGGCAGACACCAGCCGAACGACCGTATCCAGCATCTTGGTGCGGAACGCGCCGCCGGACGGGGAGTCGAACAGCTGCTTCATGTAGCAGTTTGCGAACCCCCGAACACCGCCGAAGTACTCCATCAGCACTTCCAAGAGTTCCGACGAATGCGGGATGTTGGCGCCGCCGATGCGCGCGGATGCGACGAACAGATCGACAGCGCCCTTCTCAATCTCCGCTAGCTTCTTGTTGGTCTTCTTCTTGCGAGACTTCTTCTCATGGGCGTTGCGGCACTTGCGACACCGGGCGTGAAACCCATCCTTCGACTTATGCCAGTTAGCGGGAGTCAACTCATAGGAGTTTCCGCACTGGATGCACGCCTTGTACTCTGCCATTACCGCGGCTTGTCGCTCTCCTGCTGGAGGTACTGCCGCAACTGGGCGGGCGGGGTCACAGACACCAGCTTCACGCCGTTGTCGTAGTTGGCCTCCCAGCACTGCTTGAGCTTGGAACTGACATCGACAGCCTGGATGATCTGCGGCTTGCCGACGCACTTGGGCTTCCAATGCCCGGCCCACGCATCCCAGTTACAGAACACCGGGTTGTAGCCCAGCTTCTGCGTGCCGGCGAGCGACAGGTCGCGGGTCATCGTCACGTCCTCAGTCGAAGACTTTTCCGCTTGGTAATGGTCCGGGTATTCGTAGTAAAACCACGGCTTGTCGTCCGAGCCTTTTGGCTCCGTGATCTCAAAGGCACGCATGTCGTACATGATCAACCCAGTTGGGAGAGCAGCGCACTCCTGAATGCCAGCGAGCTTGGCGCCCGTGTCGCGGTCGTACATCTCCAGCTTGAAGTCTGGGTTTGCGTTCGCTGACTGATGGGCCTGCCAACGGAACACGTACACGTTCTCATGGGGCGGCGGGCCGCAGTAGGGCGCGCCAATCACAACCGGACCCTTGGGGTAATGCTCCACCAAGAAGTCAAACGAAGACTTCAGGAACGGCTTTGCATCAGCCTGCCCGGCGTACAGGTCGGGCTTCATGTCCGAATCAATCATCACCAAGACATCGACTCCGTACTGCCGTGCCATGAGAACGGCACGGTTTCTGGTCATGGTGATGGGTGTGTCTGAGAGGTTCCAGACTTGGATGTTGGAAACGCGAGGATCTTGGGACAGGCTGGTGACCGATGGCAGCATCCATTCGCGAATGTCAGGCACCTCAGAGGAGATGCCACCATTGCCGCCATACGAAAACGTGCAGAAGCCGATATGAAATTTCTGCTGCATAACACCCCCGGGGTTAGGTGTACAATTTTACACTAGCTTGACGCGCACGTCAACGACGATTGTCGCCGTTTTGACGCAGCCCTCCGCGTCGAACTGAACTGCCTCTGCGATTGGTTGGCACGGGCGGGCGGACGTTGGGCGGCGGAGCTTGCATTCTGGGTTGCCACGCCAGTGCCGCGGGATCGCCTGCCTGTGCCCGCGTACGCAGACGCTCCAAGGCGCGGATGTGTGCGCTCCATTCGGCGGGTGGCGCGGCGCCTTGTCGCGTGCCGTAGGTCGCCGCTCGCCACTTGTTCAGTTCACCATCGATCCGGGTGAGTTGGGGATTCTGCGTTGGCCTCTCTTGCGGCGCGCTTGCGAGGCGGGCGGGTTTCGACTGCGCGCGATAACCATACCTTCGCGCCGGTGCTGGCCTCGCCTGTTGAGGGACATCGGGCAACCCAAGAGCAGACTCCTGCGGGTTGTATGCCGTTCCACTCGCAGGCGGCGGCACGGGCCGGGCGGCACTCATTGCCGGGGCAGGCTGCTCATCGTAGCCCATCGATGGATCGTAGGCGTCCTGCGCTAGCGACGGCCTTGGTTGGTTCGCGGCGGGGTCGTTGCCAAACGGATTCTGCCACTGAGTGCCGGTCATGTACGGGCTGGCGGCTGACCGAGTCCGCTGAACGTCTTGGCCGGCGAGGTTGAATGGATTGGCGAATTCGCCACGCTCCAACTGCCCTTCGGCCTGCTGCATGATTTGCGGGAAATCGTAAGTCTTGGGGCCAGTTGCCTGACCGCCACTGTATTGCTGGAGTCGCTCAGACAGATTTCCGGCAAACGCCTCGCGCTGGCGAAACGTGTCCTGCCAAGGCGCCGCCCTGCCATCGACCCCAGTGGCCTGTGCAACAATCGGACCTGGCCGATCATCCATAGCGTTGTACGCCATGTTGCCAGCCCAGCTGGGCGATACCTGCGGTGCGCTGTACTGGCCTGTCATGGGATTGAAAGCACGGCTGCTCGCCGTACCGGGCATCGTCCAAGACTGCACGGGCGAGGTTCCGCCCGCCTGCCCGTACGCCTGCGCGAAGACTTGGTTGGACGGCACCCGTCCGGAGAGATCGTTCTGACGCGCACCCTGTGGAGGCGTGCCATAAGCGGACATGTTCACAGACGATGCCGCGGGCGCCTGAGAAGCTCCCCAGCCGGGAGCAGGCGACTTGTTAGGCTGTTGCGTGGGACCGCCGCTCGTCACCCGCATCAACGATCTCCTTGTTGCGTGGACAGGCCGTCAGTGCCCGTGCCAGACCCGTAGAACATCCGGAGACGCTCAGCGTCGTCCTGCGAAAGACTGCGGATCTCAGCGATCAGCTGACGCAGGAAGTCCAGGTTCTGGATGGCGGGAGGTTGATCCATATAGAAAACGGGGCCAGGATGTTCCCACCCTGGCCCCGCCCCCGAAAGCCCGCGAAGGGCAGTTTTACGAAGCCCGAGTCTTCACAAGAGCCAGAACAGCAGTGCCGGTCGTCTGACCCGAGCTTGCTGCGTAGCCGATGACACCGATGCCGTTGTCGTTGCCGCCAGTGGTAGCCGCAGCCAGCGGAGACACCGTGACACGGCCAGCCGTGGTGGAGGTGCTGGCCGCAGCCGTCACCACCGACAGGGCCGAGCGAACAGCAACGTCCGAACCGGAGAGGGCAACCGACACTTCGGTCGGGCCATCCACCGTCACCCAGAACACATCGTTGTTAGCCACGCCGCCAGCAGGGAGGAACTCGTCCACCACGCCAACGTACGGATCGTTCGCAACGGCCGCGTAACCGTCAGCAACGGTCGCCACGCCCCGAGCAGACGATGTCAGCCGTACAACCCGCTTGGGCAGCAGGGCCGCGCCGGAAGTGTTCCGAACAGCAATGCAGACCTTGCGACGATTGCTGCGGACCTGACCGCTGACGGGGTTCACATCGGTGAACTCCTTCACGCAGCCAACCCAGTTGTCGCCGTACGATGCACCACTGATGCCGTACAGACTGTCATTCACACCATCGATTCCGAGCGTCTGGCCAAGGCCGAACGGCGGATCAGCTTGCAATCCCATTTCTGTTTTTATCCTTTCTCAGGCGGTGATGATCTTGAAGAAGTTGCGCGGCGACTTGAACTTCAGGTTGCCGAGCGTGGAAACCACGTACCTAAATTGCTGCGTGATTTCGTCGTAGAACGGTCCCTCACTGTTGAGCAACTGGCCTTCCATGCACAACAGTTCGATGTTGCCGACCGACAGACCGTAGCCCGTGCCTGCGGGAACACTCCCCTCAGACCCGATTTCCACGCCGTCCAACTCAAACACATCGGTGAAGCCATAGCTCCGCAGACCGTTGGTGCGGCTGACGATCACCCGCTCCTTGGAGTCCAGCGTGTTGAGGAAGTCGATGTAGCTGCGCCGGTCAAGGAGCAGCATGTCCACTTGATCTTCCTTGCTATCGTTCCGGCGAGTCTGATGAATCGCCTCACGCACAGCCTTCACGCAGTTGCTCGCCCACGTGTTGTTGGGCGAAGCGTTGAAGTACGTGCTGGTTCCGTTGACAATCACAGGCGTGAAAAAATCGAACTCCGCCTCGGCCGAGCCGTTGGGCCAGACGCCCGTGGTCTGCGAGCCGCCGTACGCACCCAGCACCGTCGAAAGACCGGCGTAGGTGTCGGACGGGAAGTAGAACGGATCGGCAGGGTTCGCCGCCCGAGCCGCGCCGGTGGTGATGTTGATCGTCTGGCCACCGTGCGCCAGCATCGATTCAATGCCGTGGAAGCGAAGCTCGTTGCCAGCAGCGTAGCCGTCAACGATCCACTCCTTGGCAAGATACTGCTCCATGCTCGTCAGGAGACGGCTGGACATCTTGCCGGCGACGTTGACCAGAGCCTGTGCGCTCCGATTTTCCAACATCTCCTTTTTGTAGATCGCGTCACTGACCTGTGCGCCCCGGAATTCCAACTCTGCTCGCTTCCAGAGATTCTGCCGAGCGAACACGCGAGGCGTTTCACCGTTGTTCCCCGATGGAACGTGATTTTTAAACTGGATCTCCCAGTCGAAACCTCTGCCGCTCATGTTGGTCCGGATCTGTCCCGCACCCTCAAGCGCGGCAAACAACTTGTACTTACGAAGCGATGCAACCTCCTCCTCGCGGAGGTGATTGACAATCGTCGTAGCGATAGACCTTGCCCAGTCGGTCGAACTAGCCATCAGATAACTCCATCGTTAGCGAGTTGGCTTCTCAGCCGTTCCTCAAAACTCATCCGCTGGCGCGGTGCCCGCGGTTCCGTAGTCCCAGCACTTCGATTCGGGGTGCGTGTTGCGCGCTCCCGAAGGAACTGCATGTTCTGTTGTGCCACCGGGTCCGCAGGTGCCGCTGGGGCCGGTGCTGGCGCTGGCACCCCTGCGAAACCCTGCGCCGGTTGTGCCTGCTGCATCTGCTGATAGCGCATGTTCAAAAGATCGCGCTGCAGCATGCCGGTCGCGTACTTCCAGCGAGACTCAGGCGAGGCAATGCCTAGCTCCTGGGCCTGCGCGATGTACTGCGAGATTGCCTGACCTTCACGGGTCGGCTGGCCGTTCTGGTCATAGAGCCAGTCAGCGTTCTGTCGCTCAAGATCCGAAACGTAGTTCTGGGTCTTGTACTGGTTGAGATGGTTCTGCACCATCTCCTGCGCCTTCTGGATCGCAACCTGCTCAACGAAGGGCTTGAGCGTGTTTTCGGGATCGGTCACCAGCTTGCGGGCGAAGTCCGCCGTGTAGCTCTGATATTCCCTCAGAGCCTGCTGGGCCTCATAGGGAGCGTCGGGTGCGATGACTTCCTTGCCCGTGGCGGGGTCGCGGACGATGTAGCTCTTCCACGTATCCTTCACCTGCGGCGGCGACCACCACTTCGGAGCTTCGGGTTCCTTCGGCTTGGCAGCTTCAGCCTGGGACTTCTTCCAAGCCTCAAACTCCCGCTGGTTCCGCAGGTACTCTTGGGCGTAGGGAACGACCTGCTGGTACTGCTGCAGCTGACGCTGGGTTTCCCCGTAGCCGTTGTAGGCCCGGTAGAGGTTCTGGGCGATGGAGAGATCGTCCTGCCCTTGGAAGTCGGGGAGATGCCGGAACGCAGAGTAGGGGGTGTCGAAGCCGGGAGTAGAAGTCTCCGTACCGGCCGAACTCTCAACTGGAGAGTCGTAGCTCGCCGTCTGCTCTGCGACGGGAGCGTCCTGCGTCTGGATGTCTGGTGTTTCGTCTGACATGTATTTCCTTTCGGGGGAAGGGTCTACATAGTCAGTGTCCTGTTTCTCCTATTTTGTTACGGTTCCGTAGATGGCGGCGCTCTCATCTGGAGTCAGGCGAAGCATGCGAATGGCTTCTTCAGCCGAAATATCAGGGCGCTTCCATTCAGGATGAGCTGGGAAAACCCAGCCATCGATCACCCCCCACGTTCCGTCTGGCATGGCGCCGACGTTTGACTTGTGCGCATCGCCCCAATCGACGCCCCTAGCCAAAAGCGACTGCTTGAGCCTCTCTGCCCCGCTAGAAAACGGGGCGGCGTACATGCCTCGCGAATAGACCGTGCGCGCCATCGGCTGGAACGCAACCGCCACGTTCGGGCCAGCCTGCTCCGCGCCCCAGTACGGAACGATTCCTGGAACGTCATGCGGATGACCTGCGCTGAAGTCGGTTGGAGCCGCATCTCCGACCCTCACTTTCAGTACGTGCGCCGGGGATCCTTGGCGAGGCATGGCTTCCCACACCAAAGACTCAGCCCCGGATCCCAGGTAGCGGCCAAGCTCCATCTTGTTGTCGCAAACAACCTGATCGATGCGATCCAGAGACTTCGGATATTGGTAAAGCAGATCCTCCGCCATCCGCCACCCGGCTCGCTCGGCGGCGTAGACGGCGTCTGCCGCTTCACGCATGCGCGGCGCTTTGGATGCGGAATGCCCGAGACGCAGGATCAGATCGTCTAGGTAGTTAGGCACTGAGCAGGCTCCTGTATTGCTACAGGACTAGTGCCCAGCTACTCCACATCAACGTCCGACTCAGTCTCTATCCACACTCTTGCGCCGCAGCTGAGAGGGTGGTCTGGCTCATACCGGATCACGCACGGGCCGCTGATTTTCACCGAATGGCCGTACCTGTTCTCTTTGTAGTTCTTCACTGTGAGGACAGGATTCCGCTCACCAGTCTTCTGGTTCTTGCGGATCACATGCTGGTTAACGTGGATCTGGTGTTTCATTGTTACGGGGTGTTACGAAAGCTAGGTACATCTGCGGCATGGCAGAGGTTTTGTTGCGGGGTGGCTACTGATTGAGCCTTTCGATCAGATCATCCTGCGACAATACGCCCCCAGCCACCGACGCTCCAACGCCTTGCTGGATGAGGCGGCGGCGCATTTCGTCGGACATTATGTAGCGTCGGCCAGGAGCAGCGGATCGCGCTGCTTGTTGGGAAGCTCTTCGTTGGGCACCCGCCAGTGCAATGACGCGCCGGTATCGCTCCATTGACGCTGCGTGATTTTCGGCCAAGCGCATTAACTCGGGCATCATCTGTGCAGAGGCCATCGCCCCATCAGCACCACCGCGGCCTAGATCGACTGCCAGCGCGCCGTGCAGCATGTGAGCCATTTCGTCCACTTTCCCTTGCCCTTGGTACGCGGCCGCTAGCTTATTCCAAGCCACGTCAGGAGCATCTGCAAAAGCGGGGCGTGGCCCAGACGGTGAAGCATCTCTGATCTTCCTAAGTGCTTCGATAGCATCCCGCAGTGCAAGCTGGCCTTCGGTTGGAGAGCCGCTAGTCATTTCATCCAAAACCGCTGCATAGCCGCCCGTTGGCGCGAGAGGAGTGGGTGTGTCATCAATTAGACCGCCCATCTTCCTGCCAAGCCGCTCTAGCGCACCAGGGACAACTTTGCCGTAGAAATGTTTATAGTTGTCGATGTTGCCGCCGACCTTGTCTGCGATTGCGCTGGGGGAGGCGACTTCGATGGCCCGATGGCCCTTGCGTGCGGCTTCCAGGGCGAGACGTTTGATGAGGAGATCGGACCAAGAGTCTTCTAGGGGGAAGGGGAGTTCTGGTGCCGGGCGCTGGGTGGCAATCGGCTGACCTTCGACAAAGTCTGCCATTGCCTCCCTAGCCCTCCGGTTATGAATCCCCAAGTCCGACTGGAGTTCATTGATCCGCAAGGCATCGCCATGGGTGTCGAATCGGGCGTGGGCGACGGCATTTTCGGCGACAGCAGGGGCCTCCTCATGGAACCAGTGCGACCCAAACGGACTGGAGGCGTGCATGTCTCCAGCCCCTGGCTGCGTCAGCAACAATTCCGTGTACTCGTCACCCCCTTGGCCGTAGTCCGCGTACTTCGGCACTCCGTGGTATCCGCCAGCGCCGAGCGGGGATCGCCAATCCTGCGCCGCGTCTGCGTAGGCGCCCCATTTCGGATGATCGATAACCGGCGGGCTGCCGCCCAGCACAACCTCCCCGTGCGTATACACCGGGCTGCGTTCACGCACGGCACCAAGAAGCTCTTCTCTTGGAACCACATCGCGACCGGCAATGGTGGAATCCAAGTCGGTCGCTTTAAGCTCCCAGCCTGGGACACCGTCCTTGTACCGCTTCAGTAAGCCGGGGAGTTCTTGGACGCGGACGTTCTCTGGCATCGCCTCAACGGCGCGCTCCAGGCGAGAGTAGATGCCCGGGCCGGGGTTGTAGGTCAGAAGCCCAGCGATCTGACGACCGGCCTGGTCAATCTGGCTTGGGGTTGTCATCAGAATTGCCTTATGTAGTCGCCGGGCATCGTTGTGTAGTCTTTGGCCTGCGCTTCTGGAGCCAGGCCGGACAAGAGCGGCGCGATGTACGCCGGCGCGACCATCGCTTGGCCCAGACCAAACTCACTGGCCAGTGCGCCGATAGCTCGCGTGCCGGCGCGTGCCGCTTTCACTGCATGGCCGAGTCCGTTAAATGGATCCAGCACAGAGTCCATGGCCGTGCCAGCGATGAGGGCGGGGATCTCCGGAACGCCGGCCGCTTGGAGAGAATCCGAAGCTGACAGCTGGAGGTCGGCGGCCTGTTTCTGGGCAACGCCCGAGACGATTTCATCCCATGCTCCAGGGGCGATGTTCGCTGGTCGCCGCCCACGCATCTCCCTAGCTTGCTCCGCCACATCCACAACCGTAGGCGTGCCCTTCGGAACCATCCCAACGGCCTCGGCACCATAGAGGGTGGCTGTGTTCAGGGCGCTGTCGAACTGCTTCTTGGCGTTGGGGTAGGGGGTGGCCTCTGGATCCACCCAGTTGGCCAGCCGTTGACTGCCCGCAACCGCCATCTGCGGAACGGCACTCATAGCAGACATGGCGTTGTACAGAGGCGCGCCGGGAGTAAAGACACCACGCCAATGGTAGGGAGACTTCAGGCTGTCCAGTTCGCCGCGTTGGTAGCTGCCAATCTCCGAAGCGATGCGCGGGTCAATCTTGGCTTTATCGCCCGGGGTCGGATGCTCGGCCGCTAATCGCTGCAGCAATTTGTCCTGCCGCTGCTTGTCGGCCCACTCCTTCTCCGAATCCATCTCATAGCCGATGACACTGCGGGCCAGCCGGCCCGGGAGGTTGTACAGAGAGTCTAGCGGTTCAGCCATTCGTATCCTTCCGGGCTAGCACTTCCACGCGCGCAGGGACTTGTTAATCCTGCTATCGGGGTCATTGGCCGTTTCTTCGCTAGTGAGCTTGCGTTTCATGCCCTCCATCCTGGCACAGAAGGAGTCTCTCCTCGGCCCGCCTTCTGGCTGGGGCGCTTGGAGATTGGCACCGTTAGCGCGGTTATAACTTGCTCGCCCCTTGGCATTCAGCCCGCCGTCAGGGTCTTGCCCTTCCTTGCGGCTCCATGCGCCTGCCTTCAACTGGCGGATCTTATCGCCTTCTCGGTCCATTCCTCACCCCAGTCGTCGTCAAAGAGAAAGTCAAACATCTTGCCACCGGCCATTAACAAGCCGACGAGTAGTAACACCCGTTTGTAACTGTCGCTGGAGAAGTCGGTCACGCTCCCGCTCCCGCTGTTCCATGGCAAGCCGCTCCAAGAGTGACTCCTGACG